TAGGGCTAAACTTTTTGCCATCATTGGAGTAATTGACGGTCCAAATTGCAAAGCATCTGTAAGCGTACCAGTTATACTAAATATAGTACCAACTGGCGCGGCATCCAACGCACCAACGGCGCACATGTCAGTATCAGTTGCACCAACAGTTGGATTATATATAAATTGTGTATCAGCGCTTTCATCATCAACCGCGCCATCGCAAATTTCACCCTCAATGTGTGTAATTTCTACTCTACCACCGGCAATTGTAAATATTGCATTCTGTACACCATCTAAAACGGCGGCCTTTGCTCTAGTTACTTTAATTCCTTTCCTTGAATCATATGTTGAATTAGATCCGACATCATCCCCGGATAAAGTTTTCCCAGAACCGCCGGAAAATTTAGAACCGACTCCGATATCATAGCCTTTTGTAACGATCCAGGTAGATCCGCCAATTGTATCAACAACATTTTTGGAATAATCTGTTGTACCATTTACGCCAAATTTGCAATTATCAATTATTGTGTTAGTACATGCAGTCGTAACAAAACCAATAATCGCAGTTGTAACTTTAGTTGCAAAATTACAATCTTTTATTAAAGCACCATCAACACCAGCGAATGAAAGACATCTAACATTAGCATCACCGCCAGTATATCCGCTTTTATTACAATTTATAAATTGCGGTCTATCTCCTGTAATGGTCCAATCCGTTATAACTTCAATATCTGTTGTATCTCTCCATTCGCAATCAATCATTTTGAAATCTGCGCCTGAAATTGTTCCATAAGTAACAACACTATCAACGCTTGTTACAAACAAAATATTTTCAATTGTTATATTAGCCGCCGATATAACCCAAGTAGCATCCACATGGCCAAAAGTTATAGTTGGCCTATTAGATCCTTTTCCAAGTCCGATAATATGTACCCCGGCTTTATCGGCCGTCATTTTTGTTCCGGTTGTGCTATAAGTTTCCGTATGACCTGGTAAAACATATCCAACAACTTTTTTCCCGGCAGTTGCTAGGGAAAAAAGGTAATCAATGCTTGCTAGGGGAATATCGGGGCTATTTCCATAACCGGCAGCATCGCTTGCGCCGCTATTGCTAGAATCAATAAAATATACATCATATGGATGCTTAGCAAAATCGACTATATTTTGAGGGCCGCCCGGAACGTTGCTAGAAAAAATTGCGCTTCTATTTGCCAAATTAAACCCCTCCTTAATCAGTTATTGCCGCTGGCAATACATCTTCTGCATATTTTGGATCTAGATAAAAATTAACTGAAATAATATTTGCCGCGTTAGATCCTCCGCTGGTTACATATATGCAATCAAAATCATTTGCTAGGTCTAAACAATTTGCTAGGTCTAATTGAAACCAGCAAACTTTTGTTGCTAGGTCCGCGGAAAAACTATAAGTCTTTGCGGCGGTTGTCCTTGTCAAAGTATCCGCGGCCGATACATCCGCGTTATACCAAATTTCGCAATTACCTGATAAGGCCTTATTATCAGATAATGAGTTGCTAACATCTGTGCATTGATAGATTGTAAAATCTGGAATTGCCGCATTTGCCTGAGCTACAATTACTTGTACCCAGGCCCTTTTTGCATTTTTCAAGCAAATTATATCTGAATCGGTCGCGCTATCAACTTGTGGAGCTAATCCGACAACATGTTTTAATTCTTCAGGTAAACACATTTTAGTGCTGTTCATTTTGATTCCTCCCTATAAAATTTCTATAATTATCTAGCTTGCAAAGTAATAAAAGATCCTCTTACATTGCTAGAATTTTTGATAGTTGTAGTAGTAGATTTTTTAGGCATACCATTACATCTAAATATAATTCTGTAAGTATTTTCTGCATATAGAAACTGGACATGCATAGAAACATCAAACTTCATACCGCCATCATTTCCGGCCTTTCTGATCATCATATAATCGTTAAGGTCACAAAGAATTATATCCCCTTTATCTCCTAATGCCTGACAACAATCAGTTGGGATTACAGGCCTACCAAATAAATTAGAATAACCATCAACACTTAAACCACCAGCAGGCAAATAAACAGGCACGCCACCGGTCCCAATTGTCATAGCCATTTTAGCTAATTGAGTTTCAGCATCCGGATTGACTAACCAAACCGCATTTCTTCTTTTCATTCCTGGCATTCTGGCCCACATTTTCAACACATTATCATAAATAATTGTATCGGTTGTTTGCCCTGATTCTTTATTTACAGTTACAAGGCAAGGAGCTTTCAAGATTCCTAAAGGTACGCCAGCACCGGAACCATTTATAATAGCAATTTCGGCTTGTCTATCAACAGCAACGGCAAAAGACTCATTATACCAACTAGAGATAAATGCGGTATCTTCTTCTAATTCATCCGTTGCGTAAGCAATGGCCATCAATTTCTCAAGATCCATTGATTTTTTTGCTAATTTTGGCTTGCTTGATGTGACTGTTCCAGCCTCAGCGGCCCAATAAGCTATTACTCCACCATATACAGTAGTGGCAACGCTGGACTCGTCAACGTCCATCCATTTAACACCGGAACCATTGACAGGTAACATATTTACTCTTGATAAAATCTGTCCAGTCTCAACCGCAGTTTCAAAAATTCTTCCGGCGAAATCTGGCTCTAAAGCAAAAGCGCCTTCAGATCCTATTCCTTCATTCATGCCACTTGCGCGCATTTCTCTTTCTCTTACTTCTTTTTCAACAATACTTAATCTTTGATCCGGAGCATTGCCGGGAATGCTTGCGGTCCTAATACATTTTAATTGTTCGCCTAGTGTCCTAAATTGACGTTTATATTCACTTTTAACCTCTGTGAATATTGGCGGTTTTGCTGGATCGCTTTGTCTTGATTCTAGATAATTATTTTCACCATCTAAAAATTTTTCTCTTTCTAATCTTTCCTTTTCTGCCTTCTCAGCATCTTCAATTTTGACTTTCATTTCGTCATAATCTTTTTTTCTTTTATTCCAATTTTCCAATTCTTCTTTTGACATATTTTCTTTGTTTGTATCTCTTAATTCTTTCGCAATTTTTGCAAGTTCTTGTCTCATTTCATTAAGATTCATTGAGTGATACCTCCCTTAAAAACATTAACCTTTTTTTATATTCATTTCTTTCTTTATATAATTTATATGGATCGTTTTCTCTAGTATCTACGCTTGACGAACTATAGGCTGGCCATGCAGTTAATGAGATTTCCGGCAAATCAGCAGTAATAACGGTTCTAACTACATTTTCTTCGTCGGTTTCGTCCCATTCTTGCTTTCGCATAATAAATCCAACACTTACGCCGTCTATATCGCGCCTTTTAACACTTTCGACAGTATCATTGCCTATTGTATTATCTGGCAAATCAGCCTTAAACCATAACCCGGTGTTATCCTCTTTAAATTCAATTGTTGCATATTTGCTCCGGGCCAAAACTTTAGTTGTATCATGATTTAATAACAATTTTGTGTCGGTGTCTTTATCCTTTAAATAATCCCTAAAAGCCCCTTTTCTAAATTTTTCTCTATATGTAAACCACCATCCCAATTCTTCGGATAAAGTCTCCCATTCTAGGGCATAACCTTCAATTTCTCGTTTTCCCTCTTTATCTTCCCTAATTTCAAAAATATTAGAAAAAATTCTAATCTCCTTGGTTTGGATCTCCGTTGGCAAAATTATCACCACCTTGATTATTATTTTTATTTGAAGCTTCGGTAATAGGGACCATATTTCCATTTACTAGAAATATGTCACCACCGGCATCTTCTGGCATTGGGTTCATATCTTCCAATTCTCTTATGTCATTCGCATTCATCCAACCATTTTGACGCGCGGTTGCGTATCCTTGCATTCTTGTTGTAAAATCACCTCTTAAAAGCGCATCAACATTAAATTGTATGAAATATTCTTTTTTCTCCTGGTCGTTTAACAATCCCCTGGCCAAAGATTTTTCAAATCTTACAAGCCAGGGCCTTAATGTATTAGATACATACTCAATACCTTGATGCTCAATGTTTGAAAACGTTGCATTGCTTAAATCCGCGACTTTGTGTGGAGGAATACGGAACCACCGGCAAATTTCCGGTATTTGATATTGTCTAGTTTGCAAAAATTGAGCATCTTCCGGAGGGATTCCCACCGGTTTATATTTCATGCCATTATCTAAAATAGCAATTTTATTCGCGTTATCTGGACCTCTATATAATAAATTCCATTCGGTCCGGACCTCATCTTTATTTTTACAATGGCCGCCTTCCGGCAATTCGAGAACGCCGCCCGGTTTTGTTCCATTCCCAAAAAAACTAGATCCAAATTTTTCAGTTGCCATTGTCAGCCCTAAAGATTCCC